TTGGCAACCCTCGCCGCTGGTGGCTGGCTAGATACCGTCCACGTTTACATCGACGCTTTGCCGCGCAACAACGTGCAACGGCTGGCCTTTGAAAACGCAACGGATTGGGAGCGCATCAGCCCAACCGTCAATGCCATTGCCGCCATGCTGGGCCTGTCTGACGCACAAGTTGACGATCTGTTCATCGCCGCCTCGCAGGTGTCCGCGTGATGGACAAGCAAGATCTTATCAATCTTGTTTTTGGGGCATCGGCAAGCGTGTTGGGCTGGTTTGCCCGCGAGTTGTGGGCAGCAGTCAAGGAACTGAAAGCTGATCTTGCCAAGCTGCGCGAGGAACTGCCGCGCAACTATGTCGTCCACGACTACAAGGACGACATACGCGAGATCAAAGAGATGCTGACAAAGTTGTTTGACCGAATTGACAATAAGGTTGACAAATGAATGAACTGCTCAGACTACTTGGCAGCATTGCCCCTAGCCTCGCAAGTGCTGTTATCGGCCCCGCTGGTGGTATGGTGGTATCGGCTATTGCTGGCAAGTTGGGAGTAGCAGATACCGTCGAGGCGGTAACCAAAGCCATTGCTGCTGACCCAGACGCCGCGCTGAAACTGGCACAGATTGATCTAGAAAAGATCAAGGCCGACTACGCCAACACCGCTGACGCTCGGGCCATGCAAGTCGCTGCGCTCCAGCAGTCGGATGTGTTCAGCAAGCGGTTCACGATGTACCTGACGACATTCTGGAGCCTAGCCGCTGGCTCTTACATTGGCTTCATCACGTTCAGCATAATCCCAGAGCAAAACGTTCGGTTTGCTGACACCATTCTTGGTTTCATATTGGGTACTGTTGTGGCGACTATGCTGAATTTCTGGTTTGGTTCCAGCATTGGCTCCAAAGAAAAAGCAGAAGCACTTAGAAAATGAAAGTCAGCGACCAGATCACCGTTGTCTGCGCTGTTTCACTGGCAATTGTTCTGGTATCGACTGCTTTCGTTTGCCTGTACGCCTTCTTTGATGATCGAGTAGACAACGCCTCCATATTCAAGATCATGGAGCCAGCGTTCAATATGATTGTTGGGGCGTTTGTTGGCACGATTGCCGGGATCAAAATGGGGCGGGATGACAAAGGTGATGGCGCATGAACACGAACTTTGACAAAAGTCTGGCCGAGCTGCTCAAGCACGAAGGCGGTTATGTCAATCACCCGTCCGACCCAGGCGGTCGCACTAACCTTGGCGTAACGCAAGCAGTCTGGGAAGATTGGGTAGATCGTCTAGTCACAGAAGACGAAATGAAAGCACTTACGCCCAACAAGGTGGCACCGCTGTACCGCGAACTGTACTGGGATCGCGTCAAGGGCGACAAGCTGCCGTCTGGCGTGGACTACTGCGTGTTTGACGCTGCGGTCAACAGCGGTGCAAGCCGCGCAGCCAAATGGCTGCAAACGACTGTTGGGGCTGTCGCTGATGGCGCTATCGGTGAGCAAACGCTGAAACAGGTGTTGCTGACCAACCCCCAAATGATCATCGACAAGTACTGCTCAATCCGGCTGGAGTTCCTCAAGGGCCGGTCAACTTGGCCCACGTTTGGGAAGGGTTGGGAGCGTCGGGTAAAAGAGGTTGAGGCAACGGCAAAGGCGTGGTGACGCTCCAACGGTGACCTGATTGGCACTCATATCGCCTGTATTGACTCTCTAAACGTTTGCGCGACTCCAGCACCTTAACGTGCCGCCCGCACTCAAGACACTTCATTTCGCGCATTTTCTGTCTCAATCAGTTTGGCAAGGTAGTGCTGGGCCTTCAAAAGATCGGTCATGCCGCCTTTGGATTGCCAACGTGAAACGTACTTGATGACGTTACCCTCAAGGTAACCAATGTCGTTTTGCACAATGTAGTCCCAAGTCTGAATCTTGAGATTTCGGTAGTGCGACCCGTCAATCTGTGCGTCGTTTGCCGTACTCATGTGCGTAGTTCCTAATGTACAAAGTTAGCGCCCCAACGTCGCCTGTGGGAACTGGCGTCGGCACGGTGTAGCCGATTGCAGCCAACGCGCCAAGCACAATGCTCTCGGCCTTCTCTGGCGGCGCGTCTTCGGTCAGCATCGCCACCAACATACAACGTCTAAAGATCAGCATATCAGCAACCACACGATCAAGACGGCCAGCAAGACCGTAGTCCCTACGGCCAACCAGAACGTCCACACCTCAGCAGGGTCTGGGTCTTCGTCAATGTGGTTTGACGTATACGGGCCAAAAGCTGACTGCATTGTGCGGTGGTATTTATCGCTCATTGATAATTCTCCTAAAGTCACTCAATCCCATGCACTTTTTCAGCGTAGCGAATGCCTGCCTCAATCCACTCAACTGAAGTGTGGCTAAAGCCATCTGACAAGTCTCGCCAAATTTCTCGGTAAGCCAACTCAATGTCATCCTCCGTCAGCGGCTTGCGCTCAGGCTGCGCAAGGGCAGCGCGAAGGGCTTCAATCTCGCAATGCCGTAGCAGCCGTCGGTCATCCAAAGCCTCCAGCGCCTGCTGCGCTGCTTGCCTCAAAATATCCATGCTGTTCCCCACATAATTTCTGAGTTGTGCCCCGCAGGCTCTTTTTGAGCAGCCCACTTGCTTGCCTTCACCGCCGACTCGTGAGGAAACGCAGGCCAGCTCCAACGCTCGCCGTCCCACCACCTGTAGCTGTTGTCCCAGCCACGACCCCTGATTTTCATCGTCGGATACCAATCAATGGCTGGGGGATTGCCCTTGTTCCACTTCATCCACTTCATTTCTCAGTTCCTCAATTTGTTGTTTTGCATCTTCAAATCCTCGAGCCACCAGCACCGTGTAGAACAAACCTCGCAAGTGCAAATGCATCAAGTTTTGCTCTGGGCTAAGACTGCCGCCTTTCGTGCGCTTCATCTCAATCCAAGTTTCCCACGCTGGCACAAACAGGTCTGGCACGCCCTTGGTTACGCCTTCAGCCTTGAGGCGTGAGGCGGTGGCTGGTGACCTAGCGCCGCCATTTGGGATAGCAAAGATCAGCACATCCTTGTACGTCTGACGGAACCATTGCACAAACTCTCGTTGCTCACAATGTTCAGATGCCGTGATTTTTGTGGAAACCATAATTTACCTCCGCTGTTTTTCTGGCTAAAACTGCTTCTTCAAAAATTTGAAACGATCCCAAATGTTTTGATTTTCCATTAATGCGAATTTGAGCTTGCCAACTACCAGTTTGCGTGTGTTTAAAAACACCAGTTATTCCAGAAATATTGCGTTTTGATTTTGGCAAATTCATTGCGTTTTTTGTTCTGTTTACTGAACGAAGATTTGCAATTCTGTTGTCTGTTTTGTTGTGATTAATATGATCAATTTCTCCATCTGGCCAAAAACCGTAATGCATTGCCCAAGCAGCTCTATGTGCAAAAAGTTTGCAATTTGCAACTGCTCCAAACAAATAGCCTTGAGAATGTGGCGCACAAAGAGCCAGTTTACCAACCCATCTTTTGTTCCATCGTAACTTGTATGGTTCATAAAACAACCATGTAAAAGTACCATTATTTGGGTCATATAAAATTCTGGAATTTAATTCTTCAATTGTAATTTTTTTCATTCCCACTCCTTTTTCAAAACCCGAAAAAACTTCCCGTCCTTTTTATACTTGATCTGAACTGGTGGCTTCCCGCAGCTCAACTGCGCTGCCAAACTGCTCAGATTGTCTACATTCATGCCGACAATCTTGGCTTGGTCTGCGATCTTAATTACCTCCTTCATGGCCCTCTGTCCTGCGTAACCATCATGCAAGACCGGGAAGTATTCGGTCACGGCAGGGTCAGACAGCCGCCCGTAATACGACACCGCCAACATCAATTTGCCGCTGGCTAGGCTGGTGTGTTCCCGCCACTTCCACCCGGTCAAAGGCATCTGAATGCCGTCTAGGCCCATAATGTCGTCGCTGCACAGCTTGAGCTTCTTTGCCTCCGGCTCAGGAAACGCAGCGCCGCAGGCTGGGCAGACCTTGGCGCTAATGGGGCACAGCTCATCGCAGGCATCACAGACCTTCACCGGCGCTTCGCCGTTGCCGTCGCCTTGCTTCCGAGGCGGTGTGACCGAGGTAATGGGGCCATGCGTGCCGACAACCCCTGCAAAGTCCAGCACCAGACAGTCGGTCTTGCCGGGGCTGGGGCGCATCCCTCGCACGGCCATTTGTAAATACAAGCCTGGCGATGCGGTAGCACGCAAAAACGCAATGCAGTCCAGCGCAGGAAAATCGTATCCAGTAGTCAAGATGCCGACATTGCACAAAGCCCGTAGCTTGCCAGATTCAAAGTCTGCCAACTTGCGTTCGCGCTCGGTTTTGCTATGCGTGGCGTCCAGCGATTCGGCAGCAATGCCAGCCTCACGCAAGCACTCAGCCACTGCCTCAGAATGGGCCACGCCTGAGCAAAAGATCAGCCAATGTGCGCGGTTGCTTGCCTTGTCAATGATCTCGGCCACCACAGATTGATTGTGGCTAGCGGTGTTGAACTTGGCTTCCATCTCAGAAGCAATGTATTCGCCTTGCCGCTTGTGCAGTCCCTCAGTTTCCAATCGGTGCGTTGTGAGCTTGGAGCGCAAGGGCACCAAATGCTGCTTGAAGACAAGTTCCTCGATTCCAACTGGCTCTAGTATTTCTGAAAAGATGGCAGTCGGCCCTTCGGTAATCATTCCATGCCCAAGCCGAAAAGGGCTTGCGCTCAACCCCACGATTCGCATGGCTGGATTCATGCCAAGCAGCTCGGCTATCAGCTTTCGATAGATGCCACTTTCTGCCGTGGACACGGCATGCACTTCGTCAATGATGCACAAATCTATATAACCCAGTTGTTTCGCCCGTTTCGCAACTGAGCCAATGCCTGCATAAGTGATCGGGTTGCCAAAGTTTCTCTGCCCAACGCTTGCGCTGTAGATACCCAGCGGCGCGTCCGGCCATAGCTTGCGGAGCTTGTCTGCGTTTTGCAAGATCAGTTCTTTGCTATGCACCAACATCAAAATTCGCGTGTCCGGCCAGTTTTGCAAAACATCTTTTGCCAGCGACGCAATCACAACTGACTTGCCAGACCCGCCAGGCATGTTCAAAACCGGATGGCCTGTTGCGTTCTTCTCAAACCATGCGTAGAGCATGTCTAGGGCGCGTTGTTGATATTGCCGCAGTTGCATTAGTAAGCTTCTCCACGCTTAATTCTTCCAATACAAGATGCGCTAACGCCAAACATAATTGCAAGTTTTTGATTAGCAATGTCCATTTTTCTAATTTCATCTGCTTGTTGATTGGTCAATTTTGCGCGTCCTTTTTTGTTTTCGCCGCGACCAATAAATGAGCGTTTTTTTTCAACCATATCGCGCATGTTGTCGTGATGCGTTCCGACAAACAGATGATCTGGGTTTACGCACAATGGCGTATCGCACTTGTGGCAGACGTACATAGATTTCGGTATTGATCCATGCATTAGTTCAAATGAAAATCGGTGAGCACCAATTGATTGCCCGTCGTCTGTCCAATGCCTTGGGTATGCAGCCCCTTTGCTGTTTGGCCTTGTGCCTGCCGTCCATATCCAGCATCCAGACTCGCTGATCTCATACTTTTTATGGAATCTTTCAACAGCGTTTCCGTCTTCAACTTTTCTGCTTCCAAAATCATTAGCATTGCCATGCCTAAGCACTCGGCGGTAATGCTTGTCGCAATATCCTTTTGCCACGGCGTCACGCTCACACCCATCAAATGCACACTTCATTTTGGCTCCTTGTGTCCGTCAGTCCATTTTACAGGAATGACAGACACAATGCAAACCAGGCATACAGCTCATCGATGGTGCGGCGTTGGTAGGGGCGGAGTTCGATAGTCATATAAACAACAGTTGTTGTGTTTTTACATTAGATGCGGCGTCATATCTTGATGAGTTTCCTTTTGGGTAAGGCTCAACTGCATACAACAAACTGGCAAGTAAAGTTTTCTTTTGATTTTTGCTTCCAACAAAAAAAACATAACGATGCTTGCGTGATCGTTCTTGAAGATAAAAGTCATCTCCAAACCTTTCGCGCATGTAATCTGCTCTGTGTTCTTGTCCTATGCTCATGTCCACGATGGTCGAACTGTGAAGATGCTCCATGCCTTTGATCTTCCAATCTGTACGTTTTGCGCTCAATCCCGTGTAAATAAAGTTTGTCGCCTGATAAACGTAACCAACGTGGCCTTGAGCCACATCCGCATAACTGACCACAATAGAGGGTTTGGGCAACATCCTTAATGACTGGCCTACTAACGTAGATGCCATGTTTTTTTCGTTATCACAACACAAACGGTTTAGTTCTAAAACAATTTGGGAATGACGATCACCACATAAGCCAGACCGTAACGCACTACTGCTAGGAACTCCATATGTCACCACGCCTCGCAACACACCATCAACATACAAACCAAACGCATGACTTATGGGGCACATGCGTCTGGCGTAATGTTTCTCTAAAAGCCAAGGTTCCGTTTCAAACGGCTTAATTGGCAAAACAACAATGGTCACCCCACCACCCTCGCCCCATTCCCCCGCAGCCTTTCAATTTCCACATCTCCAGCCGCACACATCGCAGGATTAGCCAGCAACTCCTTGCTGCTGTAGATGTGCGCGTCTGGGTCGCCATTGGCTACGTCCTTGCCGTCCACAACGTAGATCGCTGTCCACTCATTCGGGCCATCCTTGCGCTTCCAATGCACCAGATCAGGATGCAAGACGTGGCTCTCGCAACCTTGCACTTGCCATTCCAACGGAATGTCATCGGCGTCATGGCGAGCGCAATGCCAAGTGCTGTCGGCCTTGGCTGTTGAATGGGCACAGGTGCGGCAGTTGACTTCCTTTGTATGCTGCGCCTCATGGCACATTGAATAGGCTGGGCACCACTTGCATTGATACCACGATGGATCGGTACTCAGCGGCTCGGGCATCCGATCAGCCAACGCAATGCGTTGACCGCGCTGGATATACTTATCCGCAATGATCTTGTCGTATACAAGCCGCTCGGTATAAATGGAGTCATCGTCCTTGTTGACGGCAACGTACAGGGCGCGGTGGATGCCTGTTCCCGCCATGTAAAGTTGACATTGCACAAAATGCTCAAACTTGGCTTTTTCTACGCCTTGCTTGACAAGTTCAACAAATGACTTCCATGAGTGCGTTTTGAACTCGGCAATGTGCTTTGTCTTAATCGCACCTGGCACGCCAGCGTCTAAGATGGCGTCGATGCTGCCGCTCAGGTGACTGCCAAAAGCCACCCGCATCTGGCTCTCCAGCGCACGCACCTTGATGCCAATCGCCCTTAGATCATCAATGATGGTGGCTTCTTCGTTGCGACCCCTGCGGAACATCCGCAAGACTCTGCCGGGAAACGCTGGCTTCACCGCAAAGCGGAAGTTCAGCCACAGCCAGCGATCACAAGGGTGTCCAACGATGCTGCAACCCATGTGAGGGCGGGGCATCTCCTGCGCTGCTTGCGCTTCATGGTGCTTGTCAATCAGCGCGGTAATGGTATTCTCTGGCTGGGGAATCTCCACGATTCTCTCCTTTGTTCAGTTCAGTTTGGGGCGGCGTCAAGTCAGCACTTGAGGATGTCGATGCCAAGGTTTTTCTGACTTTCTACTTGGCCTAGTCAAAGACCAAATCAAGCCGCCCCGCCTTTTTACTTACGCGCCCAAGGTGGCGCGGCCTTGGTGCTGGCATTGCCAGTTGCTGCGTCTGGCTTAGGCTGAGGCGGCAAGCTGCCGGTGTTGCTGCGCCAGCCCTTGACCTCGTTCTGGGCGCCGTATTCGCCCGACGCTGGGCGAATGTCCACCTTGATGCTCAAGTGACCGTTGATGAGCTGGTCTGTGTCGTTGACCGCAGGCAGGCCCAACGCACGCATCAAATCGCCCAGTTGCTGGCGTCCAATTTCTTCCGCTTTCGGGTTTGGGTTCTTGATGTTGAAGTTGCCAAAGACGCAACGACCTTGGCCGCTTGGGCCGGTCACGTCATAGCGCACCTTGATGTACTGGCCGGTTCCGGCCTTCGTGTCCTTCAACTCTGCCTCGGTGATGATGGCGGTATACCAACCAGCGGGCAGCAAGTCATAGGATGGTGTAGATGGCTGCAATTCAGCAGCAGAAAAAGTTTCGCCTAATTTCATGGTTCTTACTCCTTGTGATTGACGGTAAAGCTTGGACGCCCTGGTTTCGCGGTGATCGCTGGGGCCAAAAGGGAGGTAATTTGTGGGCTGGTGTTCTTCCATACAGTTATGTTCAACTCTGGTTTCCAACGGCACAGCGTGCCAAGATGCGACTCAAGGCCATGCTGGGCAGCAAGTTCTTGAATCTTGTCGGCATCAACCTTGCGATCAATGCGACCCGTGATCTTGATGACGTAACCGTCAACGTCCTTTGACACGGTGCCATCCAAATCAGGCAGCAGGCCAAAATTCTTGACCATCTCATCCTCGAGGCGGCGGCGGTTCTCGATGGCCTGACGCTCGACCTCCTTTTCAGCCGCCCATTCAGCGGCTATCTCGCGCATGGGCCTCATGTCTGACCACCGATCTTTTTGATAATCTCGCCGAGGTCGGGTGCTTCCCACGTTGCCAACTTGCCTGACCGATCTTTGGCAATCCAAAGTCCGTCAGAGTCGCACATCAGGGCACGCTGGCTTACGCCGTCGGCGTCTTTCTCAACGCGAAGCGCAAGCACCTCATCAAAGAAGTAAGGCAGGCTTTGGCCGGTCTTGTTGCCCGGCATACTGGGCGAATACAGGATGCGACCCATTTCGTCGGCGGTCTTCTCCAGTTTGGCGGTCATCAGAACGTGCCTGCCAGGCAAGTCTCGGAAGGCGCGGATTATCTCGGCCATCTGTTCCTGCATGGCACCGTAAGCTTGGCGCGGATCTTTGGCGATCTTCTTCTCGCCGTTCAAACAGACCTCTGCAATCTCTGAGATGCTGTCAAGGGCAACGCTCTGGAACTTCTTAGCGTCTCCGCTAGAAAGCCAATCGTAGGCCTCTATCAGGTCGGCCATTGAGGTGATCTCCAAATACGGAAGGTCAGCGTCCTGAATGGACAGCAAACCACCCTCCGCTGACAGCACCACGGGCGCTGGCAGCGTCTTGATGAGGCTGGTCTTGCCTGCCCCTGCTTGGCCGTAGACCAAGACTTTGACCCCGTTGGCCGACAGGCCGCTGGTGGTTTTGAGTGAAATAGCCATGTTGGGTTCTCTCCGGTTTGGCGTTGGTAGATGCCGGTGACCGACCGGCGGCGGTAAAGCATTAGGGGCCGATTAAGTTGTTTTGGCTCAATTTTTGTGCGTAAGTCATTGTCAACATTGACAAAAACTCATTGGCCGTTTAGGGCTTCATCACAAAGATGAAGTAGTAAGCCAGCGGTGCGCCGATGATGGCGGCGGCTAGGGTGGCTTGGACGAGTTGGATGAAGAGGTGTTTCATGGTGTTAGGCAAAGTTGAGAACGTATTCGCAGCGCGAGCCTTCAGGGGTCTTCGCCAAAACAAAAATGTCAGCGTAGTCCTCGTCAAAGACGCCGCCGTTTGCGATGGCGGCCATGATGACTTCGTGAAAGTTGGTAATGAACGAACCGGTGTTCAGGTTGTTGAAGTAAGGGCAGCGGGTTGCGGTGGTCATTTCTGTTTCTCCTGTTTTGCGCTCTTCAGAACATCTGTTCAGCGCATGAGTTGAACTGTAGCGGCATTGGTGCTAGGATGCAAGCACTTTCGCAACTTTTTTTTCATGGGTGCAAGAAATGATGACTTTGGAGCAGATCAAGCAACGGCTGCAAGATGCCAACCTCAAGCGGGTGGCTCAGTCGGCGGGTGTTCATCCGGCCACGGTTTATCGGCTGATGCAAGACGACGCCACTCCGTTGTATGAGACGGTCAAGGCGCTTTCGGACTATCTGACGCACAGGGATGCCGCCCATGACAACCAAGGCTGAAGCGGCGATTGCCTACGCCTCATGGGGCTGGTACGTCTTGCCCGTTGTGCCAGGCGGAAAGATTCCAGCCACGCAGCACGGGGTAAATGACGCGACCACCGACATTGAGCAGATCAGCAAGTGGTGGGCAACGAACCCAGACTACAACATCGGCATTGCGGCAGGGGCCAAGTCGGGGATTGTTGTTTTTGACATTGATCCGCGAAATGGTGGTGATGCTTCGTGGTTTGCGTGGACGGAGAAAAACGGCTCTGTGCCAGAAAACTCGGCCATGCAGATGACCGCAGGCGGTGGTCAGCATCACATTGCCATTTACGACGATGAGATCAGGTCATGCAAGCTGGGCGAGGGCATTGACCTGCTGGCCGATGGTCGGTACTTTGTGGCTTACCCATCAACCATCGAGGGCAGGCGATATGAGTGGGAGGCATCCAGCGACCCATTTGACGGCATTGGGCCGTTCAAAGTGCCAGACCAATGGATGGAGTCCTACCGCAACTTGCGCAAGCCAGCAGCTCGCAATCAGCAGCAGTCTGGCGGGTTGATCCAAGGCAGTCGCAACAACGGCCTGACGGCGTTAGGCGGGGCCATGCGGCGCTACGGCATGACCGAAGCCGAAATCTATGCTGCTTTGTCCATTGCCAACGAGACACGCTGCGAAATCCCGTTGCCATCGTCTGAGCTGTCTCAGATTGTGCGCTCAGTCTCAAGGTACGAGCCAGATACAGACCTTGCCGCATCTGCCGCAATCGGGTCTGATGCTGCCGATGCAATCCTGTCAGCAGTCAAGGCCGGTACGCAGGAATACTTCTTTACCCGAGCCACGTCTTTTCTTGACCAGCCCGCCCCACTCAAGTGGGTCATTAAGGGATGGTTGCCGGAAGGCAGCGTGGCGATGGTGTTTGGCGACTCTGGAAGCGGCAAGACGTTTTTCACTTTAGACATGGCTTGCCGCATTGCCGCAGGCATGGAGTGGAACGGCAAACGAACCAAGCACGGTGTCGTGGTCTACATGGCAGGCGAAGGCAACTACGGCCTGCGCCAGCGGGTTGCAGCATGGTGCAAGGCCAACAAGGTCAGCAAGCTGGACAACTTGCTGATTTCAAACAAGGGCATTGACATGGACTCGCCTGGCGCCCCTGCTCAGATCATCAATGCCGTGCGTGAGTTGACAACCGAGGCCGTCACTTGCGTGTTTGTAGACACGCTAAACAACCACCAAAGCGGCGATGAGAACAGCCCCGCAGACACGCGCAAGATGATCAATGGGGGCAGCATCGCTTGCGCCGCGCTGGCCAATGCAACGCTTGTTTTTAACCACCACGTCGGCGTGGCAGTTGAGGCCAAGACTAGAGGCAGAGGCTCAAGCGCATGGCGGGCATCAATGGACACTCAGATTTTGATTTCTAAGAAAGACGGCCTCATTGAAGTGTCTTGCACCAAGATGAAAGATGCTGAAGAACCCGAGCCATTTTGCGGTCGGCTTGAGCCAGTTGATCTTGGATGGCTTGATGAAGATGGCATTGAGATCAAGGGTGCGGTGTTTCAAGTGGTTGATGATGTGCCGGAAAAGAAACAAAAGAAAGAACCTGAACACGCAAAAGATATTCGGAAGTTTACGAACGCTTGGTGGACGTCTGGCGCAGAAGATAAGTGCGACAGCCCTTATGTGTCCAAAGAAGGTTTGACTTCGTATCTCATCAACAATGAGGGTTTTACTCAAGCCACCGCCAGCACCTATATGAAGCCAGGGCGCAAAGGGTCATTGATATATAACCTTTTGAACGCTGAGATTATCAGAGTTGACTTCCAAGGGTGGATCGTGATTGATCCCGTCTTGGCCAGC